ATGATAAGATTTATTGATTTAACTGGACAAATTTATTTAGATGAAGAAGAGGTCTCTTTTGCTTTCTATGACACCGTAAGAAATAGGTTTTGTGAATTCTCAGACACTCAATGCTGGGATAATATTGAAGAGTTCATAAATGATTATACAGGAGATGACATTGAACGTTTTTTAAGGCTAATACCTAAAAATATTGTATATCAATGGAAAGACGTTATGGTACAGATTAATGGAAAAACGATTGATATTACACCGATTGAATACGAAAAAGATAAGTAGAGAATAAATAAAAAAAGCATCC